GACACTGGTGATTATGTTGAACTATATGCAGTTCATTGTACTGGCACTAACCCAATACACATGGGCTCAGGGCATTGGGGATTCTTTGCAGGGCACCTAGTGTCGTAAATAAATTAAAAGGAAATAAGGAGATAAAAAATGGCAACAATTACAATTACGCTAACAGATACCGAAATGTTAATTTTGGATCACGTACTGGACGATACTGATAAGCAAGAGTGGTTACAAAACTTTGCTCAAGTAAAAGCCGAGAAGACTGGTACAAGAATTAAAGAAATGCTTTTAGGTCATTGCAATGCAAATGAAATTGCTATGGCTGTAGGTCATTCTGCTCAAATTCAACAAGCATACGACTTAAATGTTATTAAAACTGTAACCGAATCACGTGCCGAATCGGAAGATATAATCCGTCCTGCTTAATATAAGGTATAAATAGTAATATGGCCAAACCAAATTCAAGACAAACATTCATAGATTACTGCCTCAGAAGCCTTGGAGCTCCTGTTGTTGAAATCAACGTTGACGATGATCAAGTCGAAGATAGAGTAGATGAAGCTCTACAATTCTATCAGCACTATCATTCAGATGCTATTGAGAAAGTATATCTAAAACACCAAGTAACATCTACGGATATAACTAATGGATATATTCCAATCAACTCACTAATTACTGATGTAGTTAGAGTTATGCCCATTAGAGATACTACTTCTACAAATAGTCTCTTTGATGTTAAATACCAGATTCATTTAAATGATGTATATAGTCTTGGTTTCTTAGGTTCATTGGTCGACTATGAAATGACTCAACAATGGATGTCTTTACTAGATGATATTATGGATCCAGATGATAAACATATATCATTTGAAAGACATAAGAATCAATTACGAATTGATATGGATTGGAGTAAAGAAGTAGTAGTAGATCAATATATTGTTATTGAGTGTTACAGAATCATTGACCCTGATACATATACTGATGTATATAATGATTACTATTTAAAGAAGTATGCAACTGCTCTTATTAAACAACAATGGGGTCAAAACCTATTAAAGTTTGAAGGAATGACTATGCCAGGCGGCGTTCAATTTAATGGTCGACAAATCTTTGATGATGCTAAAGAAGACTTAGAAAAATTAACAGAAGAAGTCAGATTGAATTGGGAACAACCAGTCGATTTCTATACGGGATAAAAAATGCCTAGAAATGTGTATTTCAGTCAGGCAGTCAGATCAGAACAGAATCTGTATGAAGACCTGGTAATAGAATCTCTCAAAATCTTTGGGCAAGATGTCTATTATATACCTAGAACTCTAGTAGAAAGAGATAATATTCTAGGCGAAGATCCAGCATCTAGTTTTGATGATGCGTATCTGGTCGAAGCTTACATTGAGAATCAAGATGGTTTTGAAGGTGCGGGTGATTTATACCAGAAGTTTGGCTTGGAAATTAGAGATGAAGCTAACTTTATTATATCTAAACGGTCTTGGGAAAGATTAGTAGGTTTATATAATAATACTTTGGGTACGATTAGACCACAAGAAGGTGATATTATATTCTTACCTTTATCTAATTCATTCTTTGAAATTACATTTGTAGAACACGAACAACCATTCTATCAATTATCAAATCTACCAGTTTACAAATTAACTTGTTCACTCTTTGAATATAGCGATGAGAAGTTTGATACGGATATAGCGGCGATAGATGATCTTGCTGCACTTGACGCATATCAAACTACTTTAACAGTAGATGTTACCGCAAATGCACACTTTACTAAGGGTGAGATAGTATCACAAACCTTAGTTGCTGCAGTTGAAGACGTAAGTGATGCAATTATAGTATCGGGTACTGTGTCTAGTGTAGAGAAACTATCAACCACTGCTGCCATTATAACAGTAATTAATGTTGGAGTTACTGGTTCTTCCGGTGAGATGCGAGAGTTTACAGTATCACCTACTCTCGGATTAGTTGGTGCTGAGAGTGCTAATACTTGCTTCATTAATAATGTTGCTGATGTAGCAGACAGTACTTCATTCGCACTAGATGGACAATCACAGAACTATGCCTTTGAATTAGAAGCTGACGGATTCTTAGACTTTACAGAAAGTAATCCATTCGGCGACCCATCGGAGACATATTAATGTTTGGTAATCACTTCTATCACTCTACTATGAGAAAGGCTGTGGCCGTTTTCGGCACTATATTTAATAATATTAATGTTATTAGAACCAAGGCTGATGGCAGTGTCTTAAATCAAATTAAAGTACCTCTTTCATATGGACCTAAACAAAAATTCCTAGCTCGACTTGATCAATCATCTGGCGCTGATGCTTCTATGGCAATGAAACTCCCTAGAATGGCATTTGAAATTACATCACTAGAACTAGACTCTGCTCAAAAGTTGGGTAAAAGAAATATCATAACAGAGGCTAGTGCGGCTGATGTTACAAAGAAGAAGACGATAAAACATCAGGTTGCATATAATATTAATATGTCTTTATTTGTTATGGCCAAAAACCAAGATGATGGTCTACAGGTAGTAGAACAGATACTTCCATACTTCCAACCAGAGTATACAGTAACTATTTCGCCGGTGGGTGAATTTGATTATAAACAAGATGTACCTATTATTCTTACTGGTGTTACAATTAGTGATGATTATGAAGGTGATTTTCTTACTAGACGGGCACTAATATATCAGTTAGACTTTACAATGAAAATGAAATTCTTTGGGCCTACTTCTAGTCAAGGTGTTATCAGAGAAATATCAGTTGATATAAATGGTGATGCTGGTAATGTTAATGTTTTAGAAAATATGGATTTAAATATAACTCCTTCTACGGCCTCTGAGGATGATGACTATTCAGTAACCACTACGATTACTTAATTATGGATATAAGATGGAAAAGAAAGATAAGCTAAAAGCTTCATTAGAGAAGAATCTACCTACTATAAAGAAAGACAAGCCAGTAGAGAAGATTGACAAGGACGTGAAAGATGATTATGAATTCTCACGCGAGACCTATAGAGACTTAATTGCCACTGGTACTAGGTCATTAGACATATTAGCTGAACTTGCACGAGAGTCCGAACATCCAAGAGCATTTGAAGTGCTATCTCAAGCAATTAAGAATATTGGTGATACTACCGATAAGTTAATGAGTCTCCAGAAAGCCAAGAAAGAATTGAATAAAGAAGATAAAGAGAAAGAAGAGCAAGCGCAGGTTACTAATAATAATGTGTTTGTAGGTTCTACTACCGATCTCCAAAGATTATTATCACAAGAAAATGAGAAGATTATAGAGCATGCAGAGGATAAAGAATAGCGAATTTGGCTATCTAGGCAATCCATCTGTTAAAAGAGACGGCGTAGAGACCCAATTCAATAAAGAAGAAGTACTGGAATATGCTAAATGCATGAAGGATCCAGCGTACTTTGCACGCACATATGTAAAAGTTATATCACTAGATGAAGGTCTAGTGCCGTTTGACTTATATCCATACCAAGAAAAGATGTTTCATCACTTTAATTCTACTAGGTTTAGTATTGTTTTAGCATGTAGACAGTCAGGTAAATCTATTTCTTCTGTTGTATATCTACTATGGTATGCGTGTTTCCACCCAGAAAAGAACATCGCTATTCTAGCTAACAAGGGCGCAACTGCAAGAGAAATGTTAGCAAGAGTCACACTTGCACTAGAGAATCTACCATTCTTTCTACAGCCCGGTTGTAAGGCTCTAAATAAAGGCTCTATCGAATTCTCTAATAACTCTAAGATAATGGCAGCTGCTACAAGTGGTTCATCTATTCGTGGTCTATCTATTAACTTGCTATTTCTTGATGAGTTTGCATTTGTAGAAAACGATGCACAATTCTATACATCCACATACCCAGTTGTTTCTTCTGGTAAAGACACTAAGGTAATCATTACTTCTACTGCTAATGGTATTGGTAACGTATATCATAAGATATGGGAAGGCGCTTCTCAGTCGACTAATGAATATAAACCCTTTCGTGTAGATTGGTGGGACGTGCCCGGTCGTGATGATGAATGGCGCAGACAAACAATTTCTAATACGTCAGAACTACAGTTTGAACAGGAATTTGGTAATACATTTCATGGCCGTGGTAATACTCTAATTGATGCCAATCATCTACTTTCTCAAAAGTCAGTAGAACCCATGGAGTATAAAGAAAATATTTGGGTATACGATTTACCTGAAAAGGATCATGATTATGTCATGACAGTGGATGTTGCTAAGGGTCGTGGTCAAGATTACTCTACATTTAATGTTATTAATGTAAGTAAGAGGCCTTTCGAGCAGGTGTGTACATTTAGAGATAATAATATCTCGCCTATGTTATTACCAGACATTATATATAAATATGCAAACTACTATAATAAAGCATATGTTATTATTGAAAGTAATGACCAAGGTGGTGTAGTATGTAATGGTTTATATTATGATTTAGAATATGAAAATATGTTTGTAGAATCATCTATTAAAGCCAATGCTCTTGGAGCTACAATGACACGAAGAGTAAAGCGTATTGGCTGTTCAACTATAAAAGATTTAATTGAACAAAATAAATTATTGGTAAAAGACGCGAATACTATCGTAGAGATGAGTACTTTTGTAAGTAAAGGTAATTCTTATCAAGCTATAGGATCCAATCATGACGATTTAATGATGAATTTAGTTATGTTTGCATGGTTTGTTACTACGGATATATTCGAAGGTTTTGCTGATGTTAATATGAAAGATATGTTGTACCGAGAAAGATTAAAAGCTATACAGGATGATATGCTGCCATTTGGATTTACGCCAGACGCTGAAGAAAAACCTAGTGGTGAAAGACTGCCGGGAGATGATAACCTGTGGTTTGAAGGTGATGCCTTCGAAAGGTTGCTACGTTAGGATGTGTATATTTATAAATAATAGTAGTGAAAATTCGTATAATGAACAACATATTAACTAACTCAATGAGAGGATAACGCGATGGCATTTCAAGTATCACCAGGAGTCCAAGTCAATGAAATCGATGCAACAGGTGTAGTACCTGCAGTATCTACTTCTATTGGTGGAACTACTGGATCGTTTAATTGGGGACCGGTAGAAGAAATTGTAACTGTAACTTCAGAGAAAGAACTAGCAGAGAATTTCGGAACACCAGACTCTAATACGTACAAATATTTCCTCACGGCAGCATCATTTTTGAAGTATGGTGCAGCTCTTAAAGTAGTTCGAGCCAAGACTGGGCATGTAAATGCAACGTCTGCAGGTGGTGGACTCTTTATAGGAAATGACACAAATTATGAAGACAGGGGATCTGTAACAGAAGGTTCATGGGTAGCTAAATACCCAGGCACTTTAGGTAACAGTATCAAAATATCAGTATGTCCAGCAGACTTAACTGCATGGAACGGATGGGCTTATAAATCCTCATTCTCAGCAAGACCAGAAACTTCTGATTATGCAGAGGATTTAGGTAAAGGCTCAGCGGCAGATGAACTTCATATCGCCGTTATTGATATAGATGGAGCATGGTCAGGTAAAGCAGGAACTGTATTAGAAACTTTTGAATTCCTTTCACAAGGTTCTGATGCTAAAGGTGCTGATGGTAGTTCTAACTATTATGTAGATGTTGTTAATGCAAGATCAGCATATGTTAGATGGTTATCACTACCAGCTGGTTTAACTGATGCAGGTGACACAATTGCTAATACTACTACATATACTACAGTTAATGCTGCTATAGACAGTAGTTTAACTGGTGGAACAGATGATAATTTACCAACTTCTGGCGAACTTAATACAGCTTTACAAGTACTTGCAGACGTAAATACAGTAGATGTAAATTTAGTATTTGGATATCCTGATGTTAATGGTTCATCTGATATGGCGGGTAATCTTATTACTTTTGCAAATAACAGAAAAGATTGTATGGCATTTGTATCTCCACCTATTGAGGATTCAAAAGATATCACCAACCCAGGCCAAGAGGTTACTGGTTGGGTCGAGGGTCTTACTTCAACCTCATATGCATCTGTTGATTCATCAGCAGTTTATGTGTATGATAAGTACAACGATGTATACCGTTGGATTGGTGCAGCCGGCCATATTGCTGGTTTATGTGCTAATACTGATAACGTAGCAGATGCATGGTTCTCACCAGCTGGTGTAAATCGTGGTCAACTACTAGGTATCACTAAGTTGGCATGGAATCCTAATAAAGCAGAAAGAGATGACCTATATAAGAAAAGATGTAACCCACTGGTATCACTACCAGGTCAAGGTACTATCTTATTTGGTGATAAAACTTTGCTTAAGAGACCATCTGCTTTCGATAGAATTAACGTCAGAAGACTGTTTATTGTATTGGAAAAAGCAATCTCTACAGCTGCTGAAGGACAGTTATTTGAATTCAATGATGAGTTTACTCGTGCACAATTCAGAAACTTAGTTGAGCCATTCTTACGTGATGTAAAAGGACGTAGGGGTTTAACAGACTTTGCAGTTGTCTGTGATACTACTAATAACACAAGTCAAGTTATTGACGCTAATAGTTTTGTGGCTGATATCTTTATCAAGCCTGCAAGGTCTATTAACTTCATTAACCTTAATTTTGTGGCAACAAGAACCGGCGTAGATTTCTCTGAAATCTCTGGCGTATAAGGGAGAATAGAAAATGGCAATTTTAGGCGTAGATGACTTTAAATCCAAATTGGTTGGTGGCGGCGCTCGTGCTAACATGTTTAAGGTTACTTGTAACTTTCCAGGTTATGCACAAGGTGATGTTGAACTAACTTCTTTCTTATGCAAAGGTGCTCAAATGCCCGCATCAATAATTTCACCTATCATGGTACCTTTCCGTGGTAGACAATTACAGATTGCAGGTGATAGAACATTCGAACCATGGTCAATAACCGTTATTAACGATGTTGAGTTTACGGTTCGTAATTCATTTGAAAGATGGATGAACGGTATCAATAACCACAATGAAAACACAGGACTATCTAATCCTACTGATTATCAGGCTGACATGATTGTAGAACAATTAAATAAGGCCGGAGAAGTCACTAAGAAGTATGATATCCGTGGTACTTTCCCAACTAATGTAAGTGCAATCGACTTATCTTATGATTCTGAAAATCAGATCGAAGAATTTACAGTTGAGTTGCAAGTTCAATATTGGGAGTCTGATACTACATCATAATTTGGTGTATAAATATAATAGAAGGAGGGATTAAGTTCCCTCCTGATATTATTTGAGGAATAACATATGGCTGATTTTTTTGGTTTTGAAATAAAAAGGAAAGGTAATGAAGAACCCGTAAGGCCTTCATTTGTTCCTAATACGGATGAGGATGGTTCTGGCGTTATTCAAGCTGGTGGCCACTTTGGTGCGTATTTAGATTTAGATGGTGACCAGGCCAAGAACGAAGTTGACTTAATTTATAAATATAGAGACATTGCTGCTCAACCAGAGTGCGATGCAGCTATTGAAGATATTATTAATGAATCTATTGTAGGTGATAATGATGAAGCACCTGTTAATTTAATTCTTGATCAATTAGAAATTTCTGATAAGATTAAAGAATCTGTTAAGAATGAATTTGAAACAGTATTAAGGTTACTAAATTTTAACGCATATGCACATGATATATTCAGAAAGTGGTATGTGGATGGAAGATTACCTTACCATATTATTATTGATGATAAATCACCAAAGAATGGTATTAAAGAATTAAGATATATTGACCCAACTAAATTAAGAAAGGTCAAAGAGATTGAAGAAGAGAAAGACCCTAAAACTGGGGCAAATATTATTAAGAAACAACAAGAGTATTTCTTATTCCAAGACACTAAAATGAATAGTGCTGGACAGGGGTTAAGAATACATCCAGACGCAATATGTTATGCGACTTCTGGTATGTTAGATCCTACTAGGAAAAGAATACTATCTTACTTGCATAAAGCAATTAAACCTGTCAACCAACTGCGTATGATGGAAGATTCTTTGGTTATCTATAGAATTAGTAGAGCGCCAGAAAGAAGAATCTTTTATATTGATGTTGGTAACCTACCTAAAGGTAAGGCAGAAGAATATCTTAAAGGTATTATGAGCCAGTATAGAAACAAATTAGTATATGATGCTAAGACTGGTGACCTAAAAGATGATAGAAAGCATATGTCAATGTTGGAAGATTTCTTCTTACCTCGTAGAGAAGGTGGAAGAGGTACTGAAATTTCTACATTGCCTGGTGGCGAGAATCTTGGTCAGATTGATGATATTGTATACTTTCAAAGAAAATTATACAAGTCTTTAAATGTTCCTGCTAATAGATTAGAACAAGAAAATCAGTTTTCTTTAGGTAGAAGTACTGAAATTTCTAGGGACGAAATTAAATTTAAGAAATTTATTGATAGACTTAGAAAAAGATTTAGTGATATGTTTAATCAGCTACTAAAGACACAGTTGATTCTTAAAGGTATTATTACTATACAAGATTGGAATGAATGGAAGACGTATATCGCATATGACTTTATAGAAGATAACTACTTCTCCGAGTTAAAAGAATCTGAGATGATGAGAGAAAGATTTGAGATGCTAGGAACAGTAGACGAATACTCTGGTAAGTATGTTTCTAATGAATGGATCAGAAAGAATGTCCTTAAAATGGATGATGATGCCATAAAAGAAATGGAAGACCAGATTAGTGCAGAAAAAGATTTAGATGACGATGATGACGAAGATCTTGACATTTAAATTATTATAAATATATAATAGGAGAACTTAATAATGACTATAGACCAAATGATTGATAGCGTTGGAAAAGGTGATAACATTGGTGCTGGAAAAGCATTCGATGGTGTTATTGCACAAAAATTACAAGCTGCTTTAGATGCAAAGAAAATTGAAATTGCATCTACTATCGGCAATTCTTCTGATGAAGTGTCAGAAGAAGAATAAAGGAGAAGAACTAGAATGAGACTTATATCAGAGTATCATGACAGTAACCTTCAGGTTATTACAGAAAAGAAAAAAGACGGTAGCAACTCGTATGTTATCGAAGGCGTGTTTATGCAGGCCGACAAAAAGAACAGAAACGGCAGAGTATATGAGAAATCAATACTGGAAGGTGCTGTTAATAAATATGTAAAAGAACAAGTAAGTCAAGGTAGAGCCGTTGGGGAATTAAACCACCCTGAAGGTCCTACTATTAACTTAGATAAAGTTTCACATAAGATTACTGAACTCAAATTTGAAGGAAGTAATGTTATAGGAAAAGCATCAATACTTAATACCCCTATGGGCAAGATCGTTGAAGGTCTACTTGAAGGTGGAGTTAAGCTTGGTGTATCAAGTCGTGGTATGGGAACTCTTGTAAATAAACAAGGCGCATCGCATGTTGGTAAAGATTTTATGCTTTCCACAGTCGATATCGTTCAAGACCCTAGTGCTCCAGAGGCGTTTGTCAATGGAATCATGGAAGGTGTTGAGTGGGTATGGAATAATGGTGTACTTTGTCCGCAAGAAATTGAAGAAATTGAGACTGAAATAAAAGAAGCTCGAGGTATGCGTTCGTCGGATATTGAGATTAAAGCTTTTAAGAATTTCCTCTCTAAACTTGTAAATTCTTAATAGGAGAATACAAAATGTCAAAAGACGAAAATAAACTAGAAAATGAACTAGTGTCTGAAGACATATCTGAAAATGCTGAAGAGCTTGAGAATGAGCTCGTTGAAGACCAACAAGTTGAAGACGAAGAAATTCTTGAAGCCAAGGTAAAGGAAGAGGAAGACGAAGATGATGACGAGGAAGAAGTCGAAGAGTCAGCCGATGAGGAAGACGATGAAGACGAAGAGCCCGAAGTCAAGGAAGTCCAAATTCCTAAAACTAAAGCTGGAGTAATTCAAGCAGCAGTTGATATGTTAAAGGCGTCTAGAAAAGAAGATGCGCAGAAAATCTTTGCTAAAATGGCGAAAGTTGATGAATCCGAAGATGATGGATCCGTTGATAAGAGTATTAAGGCCGCTCCACAGAAGAAAAACGAACTTAAAGCGAAAGCTAAAGTTGAGTCCGTTGACTTCTCTGAAGACCTAGATGCTGTAATCGCTGAAGAAGTAACTTTATCTGATGGATTCCGTGGCAAAGCAGGTGCAATTTTTGAAGCAGTACTTACTAGTAAGTTAGCTCAAGAAATGGACAGGCTCGAAACTGAGTACGCGCAGAACCTTGAAGAAGAAGTTTCTGATGTTAAAAGTGAACTAGTTGAGAAGGTTGATTCCTACTTAAACTATGTTGTTTCTAACTGGATGGAAACTAATGAAGTTGCAGTAACAGAAGGTCTTAGGACTGAAATTGCTGAAGACTTTATGACTTCTTTACAATCAGTGTTCAAAGAACATTATATCGATGTACCTGAAGGTAAGGTTGACCTTGTAGATGAACTATCTGCATCAGTCGCTGAACTGGAAGAGACATTAAACAAAACCACAGAAGATAATATCAAACTACATGAATCAGTTCAAACTTTGGAAAGAGCTGAAGTAGTAAGAGAACAATCTTCAGGGCTTGCTGACACAGAGGCTGAGAAACTCGGTACTTTGGTAGAAGACATTGAATTTGATAACAAAGATAACTTTGAAATGAAAGTTAAAGTTGTTAAAGAATCATACTTTACTAAAGCGCTAAGTGAATCAACTGATGAGCTATCAAGCGTAGCAGGAACTGACGAGGCCCCGGCTGATGTTAGTGATGTTATGTCAAGATACACACAAGCAATCTCGAAATTTAACAAGTAATCTAATAGGGGAAACAAAAATGTTTAACGCAGATTCAAATTTAATGGAAAAATGGGCTCCAGTCCTTGAGCACGCAGAAGTGCCAAGTATTCAGGACAAGCACAAGAAAGCTACTGTAGCTAGATTGTTGGAGAACCAAGAAGCAGCTTTGAGAGAAGATGCTAAAAATATGGGTGGCAACTTCATCTCTGAAGCAGCTGCAGCTAATAACCAGGCAGGTAGTGATATTGCTACTTTTGATCCAGTTCTTATCTCTTTGGTAAGACGTGCAATGCCTAACCTCATCGCTTATGATATCGCTGGTGTTCAGCCAATGACTGGACCTACTGGTCTTATCTTTGCAATGAAATCTAAGTATAGTACTCAAGATGGTACAGAAGCACTTCATGGCGAAGCTAATTCTGG